ACAATCTCGTTGATGAGCTTTGTCGAGGCGTCGAGAAACGTCATGTAGAACGTCTGCCCCGAAGTAGGATTCGGGAACAGCGCGCCCGTGCCGGCCGCCAGGACGCAGGTCAGCGAAGACGCGGGGATGCCGCTTTGCAGCGTCGTGGCGGCGTTGTTCTTGTACAGAAGGGTGGTCATACGGCAACGCCTGAGGCAGTGACCCAAATGGGCGTGGAAACCTGGGTGCAGAAGATCGGCAGGCCCAGCGTGGTATCGAAGTAGGTCTGATACAGCGTCGGAACGGTCGGGCGCGCGGAGGTGGTTCCACCCTGGGGCGAGATGGCCGCCGTCTGCGCCCAGGCCGCCGCGACACCCTTGGTGATGAACAGATTCGCAAAGTCGCCGATGACCCAGGTGCCTGCCGACGTGCCCTCCTGGGCGCGCGTCACCGTTAGCACGTCACCCGTGCGCGCCGTGCAGTACATGATTTCACGCACCGTCCCCGTGGCCTGGTCGAGCAGAGACAGCGGGAATGCCTGCCCCGCAGCCGGCGCCGGGAAGAATACCCCCGAGCCCGTGAACAGAATCACCGTCGTGTCGCCCGGAGCAACTGGCGCCGCAACGGTCGATTTTGCGTTGTTGGTGAATACGAAAATGGTCATGCGATGTTCACCGTATATTGGTACTGGAATGGCAACAGGAGGACATTCGAAATCACTGCCGCGCGAAAAGCCTGCGCCAGCGTAGTATCAGTGTAGACAACCGCCGTCGTATCCGCCTCATTCAGCGACATGCCGTCTTGGTTGAAATCGTTTGCGTTGAAGAACGCGCCGCCTGTCAGGAATCGAACTGAGGAATTTATTGTGATCACGCAGTGGGTAGCCGAGACGAATTGGACGCTCACCTGATACGTCTGGTCAGGAAAAATCTGACCCGTCAGGAATCGCTGAACACGGCGTTTAAGCCAGCGCGTCGTGAATTGGTATCCATCGCCCTTGAACGTATTCCACTGAATGATCCGCTGATAAATCAGGTCGGTCGTCAGATAGGTTTGTGAGCTATTGACGGAGGCGAATCCATTCAGCGGCTCGGTGTTGAGTGCAGCGGTATTCAGCGGCCCCACAGGGCGCGGGCCACCGGAGGATAGGTTCTGCCTTGGAATGCCGTAGATCGACGTGGCGCACCAGTCAAGCAGCGCGCCGGACTGGTTGAGATAGATCGGGAGTTGATACCCGTTGATATCGTCGAGGTTCTGTTGGCTAAGTTGGTTGAATGCTTGGCTCAGTGCGACAATATTCGGATCGTCGGAATATTGCCTATAGACGAAGCTGCCAAGCTGGACAGTAACCTCGCTCACGGCATCAGCCCTGATTAACTGCGATATCCGCAGTTGCCGTGAAGAAATAGCTTTCGGGGTCACCTGCAATAAGCACGCTGCCAGTTGCCGGGGAAACAATGGTCCCGTTGATCGTCACCACAAATTGCAGTTTCGATATATCCGACTCAGGGATGAACGACGACACCGCCGTGATGAATGCGTCCTGAAGCTGGAGTAGGCTGATCGATTGGCCCACCGTGATGCTGTTGATGTAGGCCACCATGGCGGGCTGAACCGCTGCGGTCACGATGGCCGGCGCCACGAAATTTGCGGTCGCAATGGTGTTCCATGTGATCCCCAGGCCCACCGTTTGGAGCGCGGGAACCACGAACGTGACGTTGTACGTGTCCGGGAAATCGTAGATCGCCACGGTTTCCGTGGTGCCATCGGTCGCGGCCGGCTGGAGGATGTTGATGTCCGGCATGGACAAATACAGGGCGCCCGCTACGGAATACGGATCGCCGCCGCCGACGATGGCCTGCCAGCCGCCGCCAGTCTGCCGGAACGAAATCAGCCGCGCCTGAACGCCCGACACCTGCTGAAGTTGCGTCTTGACGAACTGCGGGGTTCCCTGCGCCGTCGAAAGACCGGCCTGGATGACCTGGGCTTGATAGTCCTGGATCGTCTGCGCTGCCGCGCCCGGGACGCCCGTCGAGGCGTTCGTGAACGTCAGCGCGATTGTGCTGGGAACGCTTGATACTCGCGAGGTAACCGTGTTGACCGGAACTGCCCAGGTGCCCGCCGTCGTCGCGAGACAGTAGACGGGGGCTGTCACGCCGCCCGAGGGGATCGGGGTCGAGTCCTGAACCGAATACTGGTACGTTCCATCGCCAACCAGGAAGCCCTGATTGACCAGGAATCCAGGCGTCCCCGTGAACGTCACATAGACGCTCGTGTTCGACCCGATGCCCTGCTGGACGCCGTACACCTCGCCAAGCTGGATGACGATGGACGGATTCGCGGTGAGCGGGGAAATGCCGTTGAGCAAGTCCACTGCCGCCTGATCCTGGATCGATAGCGCGCCCGTGTCCGTGCTGGCAACATCTTCGATCAGCGTGCCCGGCAGGTTCGCGGTCAGGCCCGGGGCGATTCCGGTCGCCACCGCGATCAGTTGCGCGTTGAGGTCGGCCAGTGGCGTCGGGATCGCGCCTGCGGTGGTGATCGTTGGCATCAGGTGGCTACGGTGGCTTGGATGACGGTTCCGTCGAGGAAGACGACCGACAGGTTATAGGTCGGCGTCACCTGCGTATTGTCGCGGGCAACCGTCAGGCTGGCAAAGTACTGGGCGAACTGCGCTTGAATCTTCGCCACAGCAGCGTCCGGGGCGATTTGGGTATTCACTGAAACCTGGGAGGGCACTCCGGATTGCCCATATAGTGGCGATTCCCCGAGTTCGAGTTTCAGCGTCTGCACGAGTTGCGTCAGGCGGACATAGCTCGGCTCCGTGATTGCAACCCATGCGCCAGTGGCGTCGCGGCCCCAAATTCTCATACCAATGTCCCCGAATCGCCGGTAATCGACGTGGTGCCGGCCTTGTAGGTGCCGGGCAAGTGCTCATGGCTCGTGAAGTCCTTGCCGTTGATCGACAGGGAGCCCGTGATCGCGACCGCCGAGGAAATCGTCATTGTCGGCGCGGAGATGCTGAATGTCGTGCCGCTGGCAGAGAAATTACCCGTCAGGCTCAGGTTTCCCGTGATCGAGGTATTTCCGTTGACCGTCAAAGGCCCGTTGATGGTATTCGACGGACAGGTGATCGATAGCGCATTCGGGGCATTGATAGTGATATCGCCGCCGCTGATGACAATCGTCGTCGATCCCTGCTGAACCTTCACCTTTCCGCTGTCGATGGTGACGATAGAATTCCCGCCGAAGTCGCGCAGGACGGCACCATTCGGGGCATTGATGACGACCGCGTTCGGATCGATGGTTGCCCACGAGGCGTTGCCCACAGGGTGAAAGACCAGGGCGCCCAGGTTTGACGGGACAACCAGCGGCGCCAGCCCGGTGCCCAGGCCGGAGATGCCACCCATGCGCGCGCGCGCAGGCAGCGCATAGCCCTTGTCGCCCACCTGGATCGGCAGGCGAACGTAGAAGCTCTCCGCAATGGGGCATGTCACCTGCGGCAGCGTCTGACCATTGGTCGACACCTCGAACGCAATCGTCACCACGGCGCCATTGACCGCGACGACAGAGCACGGGAGCGCTTGGCCTTCGATCTGCTGGCTATCGGCTGCGCGCCCATCCACCATACGCGTCAGCGTCAGCGCAAGCTGTTTCTTGATGGCCGCGCTCATGAGGTCGTCCCGACATTCGAGGAGGCATCAATCACGGTCACCCAGGCGTCCGCCGTAGCCTGGCGGCTGTCTCCGAGGTGCCGGATGTTGTTCACCCTGAACGTACCCTGGAATGGGTTCTTGTTACGGTACTGCGAGAAGTTGTTCTCCGCGTTCACCGCGTTCGTGCCGGCCGGCATGGTCACGATGTCGCCCACCTTCAGGTCGGCCCGCAGGACGCACTTGAATTGGATGTTGAGCACGTCCAGCCACGTCGGCGCGCCGATCAGGTCGTAGTAGCTAATCGCCTTTGCGGCAGGGTCTTTCGTGCCGTCGTACAGGTAGAACCCGGCCGGCGTCTGAGTGATCTGGGCGCCCACGTAGGTGGTGCTGGGGATGATGGCGTGGCTGGTGTCGATGACGTACCGGGCAAACTGATCGAGCGTCTGATAGTTTCCGGGCTGCGTCTCCGTGTAGACAAGGGAATCACTCAGAGTCCCGGTGATGACTGCGCCAGGGTACGCGGTTTGTAGGGTCTGGGTGATCGCTGTTTGCAGCGTCGTTCCCTGAAGCCAGTTCCATGCGAGATTGACCGGCTGCGCCTGCGTGCCCGGCTTGTACGCTACGATGATTTCGAGCGATGTTTCCCGGCCCTGCCAGTTACCCCAGCACTGGACAACTTGGCCCTTGAGCAGCAGCCCGTATTGAGCGGGATTCGCCAGCGGAAGCCCCTTCGCCATGCCGCCCCAAAACTCGACGTTGGCGCCTCGCGGGCCACTCGCATCGGTGTTCGCGGTCGCAAGGTTCGAGGACTGCTGGATGTCGGCGTAGTTCACGCCTGACACCTTGATGTGCGCATTGGCCGCAGGGCTTCCGTAGGCATAGGCGGGAATGTCGAACTCGACTTTCAGGGCCGCGCCATTGTTCGAGCCGTCAGGGTTCTGGCTCACGTACTGCTTCAATACGGTGCCGTCGTCCTTCGTCATGCGAAGCCAGTACGATCGCATATCAGCCGCCCACTTCGAAGTTGCCCGTGGACACGCGGTAGACCAACTTTGTAGTGAAATACCCCAAGGTTATCGAAATGCCGTAATTGTCAGGCGAGCCGACGACGGGACGAATCAGCGCCAGCGTCTGCGAGGTGTCATAGATCCACACGTAGTAGTCCTGCCGGTACGTGTTGAATCGACAAATGGCGACGTACTGCTGCCCGTC